CTCCCACCGACTCCCGCCACGCTTCAAAAGCCGCCATGTACTCGTCATCCGATCCAAAGTCTGCACGCTTTGGCGGCGGCGCAACACCGAGCGGGACGAACACCACGGGGACACCCGCCTCTGTCATAGCCTCCCACTTGTATCCACCATCCACATCGCCCGTTTGCCCGCCGTGGGCGTGGGATTCGCGTTGCCACCCTTCCTCGGGGATGGATATGACGTAATCCCTGCACCACGGTGTGAAGTGGATGAGCGGGGCAGACAGGATGTACCCGTCAGATAAACGCACACTGTCATTGCCGACCATCACGCCAATGCTGATGTCGGACGCGCAGTTCTCCACCGCCCTCATGGCAATCGACCTCGACGCATCCAGCATTTTTTGTGCGAAATCCACTTCTCCCCTCCTACCACTTCAGATGTTTAGCTTGTGCGTATTCCTGCGAGAAATCCCACTTGTCGAACAACTGCTCGGACGAGGGCTTCTGCCAACGCGCACAAGTCACGGTCATCTTGTAACCCGCATCGTCGTAGTTATACGCTATATCGTGCGTGACGTAAACACTTTCCATCAGCCTGATTACATCGGCGGGAAAAAGGTTGACGACGCCAACTATGTCGAAGCGCAAGTCGCCTGTGGGATATTTCGTGACGGCGAGCATCTTATCCAAATCGCCCTCTCGAATGATGGCGTTGTTGCACACCTCCTGATACCTCAATATACCAAACCGCTCCATGAACGGCAAATCCTGTAGGGTGTAGGCTTTGAGTGTGCCGCCAGAGTTGTTGGCAAAGACGCGCACCTCGTTGTACGTCTCGTTTTGGATGGACTGTGTTGCAGAGAAACTCGTCATCGCCTCGATTACGTCGAGTGCGACGCCCTGTTTATCCTCACCCTGCACCTCAATCAACTCCAATGCGGCGGGGTTCATCCGTATGGCGAAAAGTCGTCCGCCGTAGTACATCGTCTCGTCGATCGCGTTCTGCAACAAGCTCATCGCCGTGGCGTTCGTCTCCACACGCGGTTTCAGTGCTACGGGGATGGGTGTGGGTCGTACGTAAGGTAGAGCGAGTTGGTCGCAAATGGAGGTGAACATGGCGTCCAACGTGGTCGGTTTGTTTTGAATCCAAACGAGTTGATTTTTGAGATACCACATGCTGTCGTTGATGGTGAAATCGATGTTCCACTCGTCGGGATAGGTCACTTCCATACACATACCCCAAAAGATACACTGCTCATCGAGGTAGATGTAAAACTGGTCTCCCAAGCCGATACCTCGTGCCACATCCTCGATGTCCACTTGGATACGCAACTGGCAACTGCCGCCTTGCACCTTAAGGCTCTTGGAGAGAGAAAAGTTTTGGACACATTCGGATAGGTCGCACCGCTGAGATGAACGCTGACTCACACTTGAGCCGTACATCTGCATCGCCGTTGTCAAGCGCGGGCTTTCTTTCGAGGCGGCGGCCACCAACGCGTACTCGCCCTGGGACAACGTTCGCCCCGACGCCAACTTGGCGACAGCGCGGTAAAGTTCGGTATCCTCATCCACGTCGCCCGAGGCGAGGTAGTTTGCGGCGGCATCTGTGCCTTGCCGAACGTTGCGTATGTAGGCGACAACCTTGCACACGGGGTTGACGCCGAGTGTGGAGGGTTTATCCCGCCTCCCGACCTTTTCACCATCCGCAATGGATTGGGCGTTGGCGGCGGCAAGTAAGGCCTGTTTTTGTGCCGAAGCGAAATCAATACCACTCATACGCTTACTTCCCTCCTTCTAGGACGATTGCGCGAATCCGCTTCTCACCCGTCGTCGTTGTGTTGGTGGTCGCGTCTCCCCTCGCGGCTGACGATGCGGCGGCGGCAGATTGTGCCTCCAGCGCCGCGGCATCTTTTCTCTCCACGTTGAGTCCTGCCACCTTCTTATCCTCCTCGATGGCAACCGTCTTGAGATAGTACTTGTAAGAGGATTTGATGGTGTTCTCTTTCGGTGTGAGCCAACTTTGGCTCTTGGTGTACACCATGTCTCTATCCCGACCGCCCGTTGGACGTAACTTGTACATCGTCTTGTAAATCACTTTGGGGGTAAACACAAACTCGACTTCGTAAAATATCAATCCTAACTCGGTATCGATCCGCGTCACAGTCGTCTTTGTACGGGAGGCGGGTGCGTGGGTGAAGTCGCTACGGGATGACAACTTGTCGCACCACGCGTCCCACCACAAATGGCTCTCTCTCGACCATCCCGCCCCCTTACTCTTTTGGGCGACAGCTTGACTCGCAAGGGAGGTGCCGCCTTTTGCGGGCATGGACATATCCGCACCTAATGTAATGTTGACAGGGCGGGCGTAGCCATTAGGACGCTTTTTGCCTTGAGTGATAACTTTATCCAATCCCTTCTCAGCATACGCGCTCATCTGCGCCTTCAACTGATTGGCGATAATCTTGGCGCCATAGGGATCGAGTTGGCGATCGCCCGTCACATGCGCTCTCAACTCGACCGTAATGGTGTATCCAGATGCTTTTACCCATGACAGCACAACGGCGAGTGGTTCACTTGCGTGCGGCGTGAAACCCGCCAACCCGATGTCGCTATCGGACAGTTTCTTCCAGTTCTCAGCCACCATCTTCAATATCTTCTTCAGGTCGGCGAGGTTCTTATATCCGAACTCCAAGCCCGTCGGCGTAGTGGCATATCCGCCTATGTCGTCGTTGTACACCCGCCCCAACTCCACGCATCTGTCGTCGTAGCTACCAAAGGCGAGTAGATGCACGCCACCGCCCTCCACCTTTTTCTTTGGCGGCTCTTCTTCTGTGGCGTTGACCACAACCTCACCCAAGATGACTTTCGGCTCTTTCCATTCAATCAAGTCTAACACGAAATCGATGTCGTCGTGTGGGAGTAGTTTGTACTCCCAATGGCGTATGCACCAATCCGTGCACATGTGTTTGAGACGCAGGTGGGGTGTATCCTCGTGCCACATTTTTAGCGGCTGTTTGTTCTGCATGAGTAGGTTGATATAGTCAATCCAATCTTGTTGCGAGTAGCCGTCATCGCTATCCCATCGCTGGTGGAAAACGCGCTCGAAGAGATGGGCGGGCAAGTAGGATTCTATGCGCGTATGCCATAGCTTTGGAAGATTGCGCTGCAACATGCCGCCCTTAGCAATGCCGTACACCTCAGCGTGCTCGGCATCCCGCTCGTGCGTTAAGGCCTTCGGCGAGACGGGAATGTGAATCTTCCATCCAAACGCCTCATATTGCTTGCGCAAGTTAGTGGGTATGTTGTTGTCATACGGCTCTAACACGAGCCAGCTGTGTGTGTTCGCTCCCATATCTCTTTTCTCCTCTCCTCCTAGTAGGCATAACCCGCAACCGCACTTGCCGTCGCAACCTCAAGCCGTTTCATCACTTCATCCAAATCCGCACCGCTCTTAATGCTGCCGACATTGGCGACAATGTTGGGGCGCACGTTCGTGATACGGTTGACAACGGCGCGTCCAGCGACCTGCTTTAAGAGGGCTATCTGCACCTCTGTCGCCTTCGCTGTATTATGTTTGATGGCGGCCGTGTTGGCGGCTGTTTGCGTGAGAGCACTAAGGGCGAGACTCGCACTACCCTTGCCATCCGCATCTGGGTTCTTGTCGCCAGCTTGCCATAACACCATATCCTCGAACGCATCCTTTGCGCCACTAAGGCCGGTACGGATGACGCCGAACGCGGATTCCATTGCAGACTCCGCGTTATCGAAAAAGTGCGTCTTCATCTTATCCATCAACGTCACCGTTTGATCGCGAATGAAGTTCTCGGGGCTCTGTTGGAATATCGAGTCATCCGTATTCAAAAGGTCTTCCATCGATCGTTTGGTGTGGGTGGTCTTAACGGTCGGATTAAATACGACATCTTGGATGTTGTGATTATATCCTCGCCTGCTTAGGGGTACGTCGCCGGGAAATGCGTTGCCGCCCGTGAGGGGTTCGAGTCTGTAATAACTCAAATCGTTGAGGCGTCCCACCTGCTCATCCGTCCACCCGTACTTACGCTGGGCGTCGGATATCCCGACATTGACCACGCCTCCCGGGGTGATGAAATCCATAAACTTGACGACGCCCGTCAACGCACGAACGAACGAGTACAACGCCGTGACGCACACATCGGCGGCGACCATCAGTCCGAACCCGAGTGACCCTAGACTATGAACACATTTCTCGATTGCGCCTCTGAACCCGCCTGCACTATCGACGAACCGCCCAATCTTCGTCTCAAGCCAGTTCTTGATATCCATTCCGACCGAACTATCTGCCAACGCACCCGTTATCCCAGTCAGAATCGAGCCTAAAGAGCCGCTCCCCGCCGAGGATGTAGATTGGATGAGTGGGAGAAGGGCGCGGCCGATATCCGACTTCATAATCTCGCCAACGTCCGCCCACGTTCGCGCGGTTTTCCTAAAGAGATGGTCGAGGTTTTTTGTTAGGTCGCTGGACAAGAGTCCAGAGATGAGGCGTTCCGCCGTCAATCCCTTTGTCCTGTCGCCGCGTCCCTCATCCAACTGCGTGTACAAGTCGCCGCGACCTTTCAATCCAAAGACGCCGCGTGCCAACAAGTCTGCAAAAGCACCCGAGCGGTTGAGAATAGGCTTGATATCTTGCATATCGAGCTTGCCTTTACCGATACCCTGCAAGACCTGAATCATCACGCCTTTGAAATCCGCCTCGCTCGTACCCGCCAACTTTTGCATACGGGACAAGTTCTCGTACATGGTGATAACTTGATCCATGTTGGAGATGAGTTGGCGTCCGCTTGCGTCCGTAGCGGATGCGACTGCGTTGGCGAGCTCCATTACACCAGACGACCACGTCGATGTGCTTTGACGCAATCCCCTCCCCCGCAAGTATGCCATATCCTCAAATTGTTGGAACGAGCGTGCGCCTCGGAGGTTTTCGGGCAGAGCGAAGTTGTAGAGGTTTTGTCGGTTGGTATATTCATCCGACGTTTTCATCAATGCGCGTGCGCCCATAGCGGTGGCGCCGATGCCGACGGCAGTGAACATCGCGCCAAAGCGGGCGAGCGTCATCCACGACCGCAACGCCTTCATCACGCCCTCGAAGATGGCCATAGCCAAGTTCACCTTGTTGAACTTGAACATCTTGCCGAAGTCCGAACGCGCTTGTCCCGCGGCTGATTTCACACCTTTGAAAAAGCCCTGGGACGTATCGATCGGTCGGCCTGTAAGGCTGTACATGAACGCATCCCTGTTAACCTCCCATCTATGTGCACGCAACTCTTGCGCTTGCACCTTTTTGCGCAGTCGTGTGCGGTGTGCTGTGGCGGATTGCTCGGATAACAATCCTTCTCGCTGTAACGCATCGACATTCTCTTCCAGCTTTATGTTCGCGCGTGCGCGTCTAGCCGCCCGCTCCAACTCGCCTGCAAGTTGATTATACTTCGTCGCCGTTCGAATGTCGCGCGCCGCTCTGGTAAACTCGCCTACACGCGCACTCTCCTCCGTGCCAGAGACCATCCCCAAGATGCGCTGGGCTTTCATCGCTTTGGCGTACTCGCCCACCAGCGCGGAGGAGTCGAACTTACCCTGAATCCCGCGTTTGAATAGGCCTTTGCCGCTCATCACGTCATCGAATACTTGTCGGCTCTTGTCAGTCGCTTTGGTGAGGTTATCGACGCGGCGGCTCGCTTGTTCGGTCGCGCGAATGAGGTGTTTGAGCTGCGGACGCTCTTTCGTGTAGTCGTAAAAGGTTCGCCCCGTATCCGTGGTGACGCCTTTCTCGGTCGCCATATCCGTGTACCGGCTGATGAGGCTAGCATCCACACCGACCCGTCTCGCACGTTGTATCCAATCCGCCACGTTACCTTTACCAGACGTGAGGAGTGAGCCGTCGAGATATGTGCCGTATCCCGAACGCGGATTTTGCGCATCTAGGGATTTGTACCGAGACATAATTCTGGAGTAGCGGCGTTGGAGAGCGGCGGCATCGACCGCATTTGGGTCGAAATTCTCGATAAAGGCCATATCCTGTTTCGACCCGATTGATTTCGCCATCGTGTACATATCGCGGCGCATTTTCGGATCGATAACAGACATCCCGTCGTAAGTGCCCATTCCGTACGGGTCTAGTCTGGCGGCCTCCATCCGCCGAGCTTTGTCGAGCGTGCGTTCGGCAATGCCCATCTCCTTATCCAACTGCCACAGCGCTCTGGCGCGCGCTTGGGTGTCTGGGTTATTAAGCGCCTGAGTAAGCGATCGCCCGAAGCTCGCCATCTGCCCTTTCGAGAGGTTCACATTCGTGGCGATAGGCTCGCCCGTGCTCAAACGCGACGTTGCATATTTCGAGCGCAAGTCGTCTGCACGCTCGAATATGAGCTTGGATAGATGCTCGGTATCCTTAATCTCTGTGACGGCGTTGGCGGCGAGCTCACTCGCGAGGTACCCTTTGTATGAATGGGTGCGGCGGTTGAACATCCTCCCTAAAGGGCCTTTCGGCTCTTTGTAGGCATCGCGCCGACCTCTACCGTTGTGAGGTGGTTCGGTCGGGCCTGTGTATCCAATCCGCTTTGGACCATCCCCGCGCGGCGGCGTTGGTGGCGGTGTGGAGACGGTGTAAGGCGGCAACGCTCGTGTTGTACCCGTCGGCGGGGTGGCGGATGGAATCGCGCGATGAGCGCCAACCTCCCCGTACACACCCGCGCCTACCGCACGTGCCGTTATGGCAAGTGGCGTGGGGGATACCCATTGCGGCCTATCCGACCCAGGTATCGGGCGGAAGCTCGTGCTCTCGACGCCGCCGATACGACGCGCCTGTACACGCGCGGCCTGTCGTCGAAGTGCCTCATCGTTTCTCACTTGGCGTAGATGGTAGAGCCACGCTCGCGCCGCCTCATCGACATTATCCCTCGACACATTGTTGTATTGGAGATAACGTTGGAACGCTTTTCCCTCTGGACTAAAGCGTGTGCCTCTAGGCTCACCTTGTCGCCACGGGCCATAGGGAATGCCCATCCTCTCAGCCCGACGCATCCAACGGTGCGTGCGTTTGGCGCGTTCAGTGCGGCTACCATCCTGCAACTTCTTCGCGAGGTTGTTGTAAACAGCGGACAAACGACCATGATTGTATGGCAACGCGACATCCTCAGGAACCTCGAAGTTGTACTTCTTGACGTAATCGGGCGTCTTTGGCTTACGCCGATACACCTTTTGGAAATCGGTGCGACCACGTACACGACGGGACATGTTCACACGCTGACTATCTTTAACGCGACGCGCCGCCAACTTTCTGGCCGCACTCGCTGCGGCCGCATTTGAGACGGCGACCGCTTGTTCTGGCGGCAATCCTGTGGCGCGTGCTACTTTACCCGCATCGACGTTTGTGCCGTTGGGGGCGGGCTGAACGGCGGCTTTAAGACTACCACTGCCGCCCGTTCCTTTTCCTTTTGCTTTATCCGCCGCTTTTTTGGATGCTCTACTCTCAGCTTCGAGGATATATAGCTCTAGGCGTTTTCGCGTTGTAAATCCGCGTGTTGAATCACCGACCATATCGCCACCTTTCGTATCAATGCGGCGTGGATGCTGCCGCTATATCTTTTCCATACTTCTCGGCTATTGCCATCACTGTTGCTAGCTCCCAATTCTCCATCTTCAACACTTCGGATGGCTTCCAGTGGAACTGCGTTAAGCAAACATATAGCACAGTCGCATCGAGATAGCGACGTTTAAGGCGGTGCTCGATTAAATTATGGACTTTCTCGAAACTCTACCCCAGTCGTGCCGAATCCGCTGATGTCCTCAATTCTCGCACGGATGTCGCGCAAAATGAACGGTTCTGGGAAGATGCGTTCTATAACTTCACGCGCGTTACCTACGCCTAAAGCGCGTTGCAACTCTGGGTTCTGGAGATTGGGATCGACCAAACATTCGCCGATAACTTCAAACATGAATTGGGTTTGGTCCGTCGTGCCGTCAGCCGAGGCGCATTGGTCAACAAGGTCGTAAAAGCGTCGTGTGGTGATGGGTCGGATGGTGAGTTCTTTATCGTCGTACCAATAGGCTTCTCGCGTCGGAGGCGTGGGCGGCAACTTAATGGTGTGCGTACGCTCCGAAATGGCTTTGGCTTTGGATACTTCGGTCGAAATAAGACTCTCTAATTCTGATAACATGTCACTCTCTCTTCTCTTATGTGGTTGGTGGGTGTGTAAATGCTGGCGGCGGTTACGCGCGAACGAAGGTTTGTAACTACGGAGTCCCGCCAGCCTTACGCCATCCTTTATACCCTAATCGTTAGGGATATGCAACGAAATCTTCGTTAATGTTGTACTCGTCGAACGTGAATCCCATCTCTTCGGACAAGATGCCGTTTTCGGTGTTCAACATCCCCAAGACGTGTTGATCGATGAGGCAGTCGTACAACGTGACGTTTCGGCGCCCACGCGTGCTTTCGGGGTCGTACATCTCGAAAGTAATGGTGAAGTACAAACCGTGGTGCGTGTTGATATACGAGCGAATCATCGTCGAATAATCGCGCACGCCCGTGTAAATCTCAAACGAACCCGACCCACGAGCCGCGACGCATTTGTGCTTGCACATAACGTCGTTGATGAGCATAACATCTTCTTTGACCATCTCGACGGTAGCGCTGATGTTGCGCAACTCAAATATCCTACGCATACGACCGTTTATCTCGATGTATGCCGTACCCAAATTGCTATTCAATACGTCGCGTCCACGGATGACGTTGTTCGACGTAACAGTTTTAACTAATGGCATATCTTACCTCCTGTCTGGCTTAGAGAATGAGATTGACGTACACGAGTTCGGCGCTGTCGATGAACTGCAGCGGGATGGTCATAACGACTTCATCCGACTTCTCTCCAGCCGCCACGATGATGTCGTCCGATTCGTATTGCTCGATACCATGACCCGCCACAAATTCGTTCAAGACCTCGCACACCTTCGATTTCCAAAGCAGACGCCCCGTCTCGTCGTTGTGGACTTTGCCCGCGTATTGGGTTTCCCACAAAGAGCGAAGTGTGTTGCGCAACGTTTCGACAAGGCGAACGGCCCTGTTCTTACCAAGTTGGGCGGGAATGGAGCTATTTGTCGCACGGGTGTTGATGTCTTTGCAGATGCACAACGCGCCGTCTATGCGCTTCATAATGGCCATAATGCCGCTCTCGATTGCCGTCTCAAGATCCTCGTCGGACAACGCCTCATCCAACGCGCCGTCGAGCCCAAACGTGCTCATCGTGGTGGATTCATTCCAGCTCGCGCCCGCTTCGACGCATGCGAGAGCGAAGGCCGTGAGGGAATCATCCCCATCCACCGAGTTGACGCAGAGCGAGAGGTACATGTTGTCGGGGGCACTGTCGGGCAACGCATTCTTGTCAACGAAGAGGCAACGGGCGTAACGTCCACGCTTGTCGCAACGGTCGGCAATCCACGCAGAGATTTGTTGGCGCATTTCGGGCGATTGATCATCCGTCACGACGACGTTGAAGTACTCGTCTTCGACGGGCGAGAGATCGATGGCACCGCCGCCCGCACCATCTACACCGCCTGCGAGGGAGAATTGTTGCGGGCCGCTGAGGGAGACCGGAACACAGGGTGCCGAACCGCTAGGATCCGCATCCAACGTGAAGAACTTGTTGCTCCGAACCTTCGCTAAAGTGATAGGGCCTTGATCCGCCCACGTTAATCCTACCTTATCGATCCAGATGATATCTTCCCAAACGGGCGCGCCTGCCGTGCTATCCAACGTAGCGGAAATGGAGTAACTGCTATCGAACTGTCCTTCCGCTTTGACGGCGACCTTGTTGCCTGCCGCTCCATCTGGTGTGGCTGTAATCGGGCCCCATCCCCACAACGTGCCTGTCGCTTTCGTGCCTGCGCCGACCGCACCGCCAGCCGCCGTACCATCCGAACCGCCTGTGAGGTTGACAGTCCCGAAATCGCTGTGAGCCGACACATCCGCATTGGCCGCTTCTACCCCAAAGACGACCCAAGCGTTACTCACCAGCTCGCCCAATTTCTTGACACGTTGGCGGTGTTGGACGACGCCATCCACCGACGTGCGGACTTCGGCTACATCCGCCGAGTAATCGATAATGACGACGGAAATGCTATTGCCGAGCGAACCGGGCTTCGCGGCAGTGAGGGTTACTTTACCACCAAACGCGGTGGCGGACGCTTTTGCGCGGCCTTCACGCGGGTCGTAGGCGATCAACTCCTGACACGATTGAGCGAACAATTCCATCCGCTTACTTGTGTTGGACAAACCCGTCTTGCGATAGCAAACATCTTTGCTGTAATCGTCGAGGGAAATGCGCTCAACCGCATCGCCCCATGTACGTTCCCCAATCCACAACAAGACGCCACTGGCGGTAAGAAGCGGCTGTTGGACTGCCTGCTTGCTTATCTTGTAGTAGATACCAGGGATGACCTTATTCATGCTGGAAAAACTCCCACCTGCCATAATATCCTCCATTCAAAGAAAAGACAGTGTTACGGTTTCACGGTCAACGTACCCATCAAAGGCTTCCCATCGTCTACGAGGCGATAATGCCGCCACAATCGGAACGTAGTGACCAAATAATCCTGACGTTGTGTATACTCGAAATCGCGCACAAACGGCAACCATTGCAAATCGATCTCCATCCAACGACGAACATCGCGAAGTCGCGCTTGCACAGTGCTAATATCGTCTAATGACGGATAAAAGTAAAGTTTGTAGGTCGTAATATCGATGAAAGTGTCGGGTTGCTCGCGCTGCGATTGAGCCGATACCTCTTCGAAATAGAAACCCTCTTTTATGGCATCTTGCACAACCCTCTCGGTGTAAATGGGTGTGTTGGGGAATGCCGCGCGTATGGCGGCTATGTAAATCGCCAATTCCTCTTCAATCATCTCTCTATCTCCTCTCGCCTCGCGCGTTAGAATGGGGTTGACGGCTCATCTCCATCGTCGCCGTGAATCTGGGTCGCTAACCGCCGCTCGCGATCGTATTCTATCGTGGCGACTAACTGACGATACGATTTTATGCTCTTATAGTTGCGGATATCATCCTCTAGCGCCTCTCGCTCGATGTACTCCTCGTATGGGTCGTCGAACTTCCACTCGTACTTAATGTTGTACTCGAGTTCATGTTTGTAGGATAGGATCGGCGCCATGTGGATCGCCCTCATTTCCGCTTTGCCTGCGAGACGAGATTCTTGGATGCGGCGTGGGTTGTTCGGGTTTACACGCATGGTGAAGTACCCGTGTGCGTCGAGATAGCGTTCTACCCTACGCAAACCCTCTTTGCCTGCGAGATCGAGGAAATTGTTCGGTTGGGCGGGACGTGTCGATCTCTTATTCTCACCGATGGTGAAGACGCTACCCGCCGGCACCTCGATGACCGTGCCGTCTCGATAGCGGTTGAACTGAAAGGCGCGGGTCTTGAGTCGCTTCTTAACATAATACCGCTTTCGACGCTTCTCGTATTCAACGCGGCGCAACACCCCGTCGGGATACCTCGTCCACAACCCTCGGATGGGTTCATACCCCTCGACAAGGCGCGTGTAATAGGCATCTTTCGCCGATGCGCCGCGTGCGTCGGGGTTAGGTGTAATAACAAGGGCGACGCGGAATTTCTCCGTCGTGTACGCCTTTGATGGCTTCTCAAGGGAGTAGCTACGCCCGATCGGTGTGACCCTTACTACAAGTCGAAACATACCAGCGTTTCGGAGGTTGCCCGAATTGTTGGGTGCATACCTCGCCAACCCGCTCAAGAAACCCTGTTGGAAAATACGCTCCAAATAGCCCTCAAGCCGCTTCAGATTCGTCGCGGCGTCTTTGCCAGCTATACCCCTTATGCTACGTCGTTTGACGGCTATACGGCGTTGTACGGCGGTTGCGGAGTTGTTGCGAATTGCATCAAGCGCAATGTGATCGGTGATTGTAAATTCCCGATACGCGCGAACGTAGTCATACCGCTCATTCTTGTATCTCACCCCTATAGCGTGGGGGCGGTTGGCATTTGCGGTTGCCCCCGTTCCGATGCTTACACCTTTGACGCCGATCGTTCTCATCTCAGACCTCACCTCCACACCAACTCACTGTATAACAAAATGGGGATAGTCGCAAGTTCCCAAGTTTTGTATCAGGTCGCCCCAAATTTGACGGTAGGGTGATCCCCAATTCTAAAAAACACTTCTCAAAACCTTTTACACGCGAAAAAAATCTAAAATGCAAAAAACAAAAATAGAAAAACATTTTCCGTGAGAAAGTTTGAAGTCGATTTTTACAAAATCTTTGTAAAAACGGCACCGACGCCCCGCAAACCCGCACCACAGGCTGGTTTTGTGTAAAAAATATAAATAGGCGTTGTCTCAATAAACTATAAATCATTTTAATTTTTTAGAGACTTTACCTCTAAAAAATTAAATAACTTTTAAGTTAATTCTCTTGACACAAATGATACAAAAAATTGAGGATGAAAAAAGTGCGTTTTTTACTCGATGTTACATTTGATACAATGACGAAATCGGTTCCATTTTGAATTGGAAAGTGACGAAATTGTCTCTAAAAAATTAAATAACTTTTAAGTTAATTCGAGTGCTACATTTGATACAATGAGCCAAAATCTCTAAAAAATTAAATAACTTTTAAGTTAATTCGACTGATACAATCGCCCTCTTACACCATATTGTCCACGGGGGCGACCTCAAGTCGGGTGTGTGTGGTATAGCAGGCTGTGCGAGAAACAACGACTTGTCGTTCTGGACGCATGTGCAGAACGAGGATGTCTCCATCACGCACATCCGCCTCGGGGTGCATGTGGACGCGTAATGTCGAGGATAAATGCGTGTAGCCTGGGGTGCCCGTGAGACTTTCCTTTGGGATGGGGTGATGCGACACTTGGCATTCTACCCCCTCATGCAACTTCTCGTATCGCTCAGTGTCGCCGCCCACGTGGTCAACACCCTTGACGGAACGCCAGATGTCGCACGTTATCAAATCGTCGAAGACGCGCTTGAGCCTATCGGCATACAGATTCCATTTAACAGTGTCCACGGCGTCCCCCTCGCGGCATTAACCGCCACATTTGCAGCAATAGGGCATAATCCTTTAGGAACTCCACATTGGCGTTATTCTTGTCCATCGAGAGCACGTAGGTATCATCTTTGTCTTGAGCCTCAAACTCCACATCGTCTTGGCGTATGCGCTTGAGGTTGTCCATCAACGGGTCGGCGTTCGGACCACCATCTCTGTCTACGTCAGGCGTGCGGTAGAGCAACAAGTCTGCGGCAATACGCACTTGCATCCAGTCCAACTCTTTGGGCAACTGCGTGCGATTGGTGTAGCTGAGAATGAGCGACGCCGCCTCGTGCAAGGTGATGAGCACTTTGGTGTGGCTGAAAGTCTGCTTGTCGCCTACAAGCTCGTAGACGTAGCGCACCTTTGTTTCCATGTCGGTATCGGGCGGCTCTTTTCCAATGTCGATGGGCGGAATAAAGTTGGGAACGGGCTTCGGATCTAACATTTGTACGCCTCCTCTTTTTTTTCTTGACAGCGGTGTGTGCCTCTGTTATAGACGCACTCGTCTAACCGATAAGAGCGGTTTGTTGCCATTGTCGTTTTCCGCTCGAAGGTCGCCCTCACACTGGCGCAAAGACTTGTTGTTCAATGTGTGATGAATATGTGACTGTTTCACAGATCATATTTTTTCCTTATTAGAATAAGTTGGTGAAGAAGCGGGACTTCGTGAGAAATCCCGCTTTTTTTGTACCCGCCCCACGCTACGGGTGATGGATAGCGGGCGAGAAGAGCACGCACACCGTGGACTGCGCGACCCACCATCCAAAGCCTCGACGCTACGCGTTCAACTTGCCGCGCAACACACAGCATTTTTCCATCATACCCGTATCGAATGCAGGGAAGATGTGTGCCTCGATCGTGGTCTTAATCTTGTCGGGGTCGCTGTACTCGACGCAACGGACAACGGCGCCCGTTTCGTCGTCGTATCCAATGTCGGGACGTTGCGATTTGTTGCGGAGCATATCGCGGAACAAATCGGATTCCGAGCAAACGATGTGCCCGAGACGCTGATTCGGGACGATGCAGATGTTGCCATCTTCGATGTACTTCTGCTTCGGCGTGGTATCCGCCAACTGCGTCTGGAATGACGTGTTGTCGATCATGATGTTGACACCGAGCGTGTTGAAGTAATCGCGCGGATCGACACGACGCATGTTGAAAAGCCATTCGCCGAGTTTGTCGTTGCGTTTGAGCAAGTTCCACGTGTAGGTGTTCATAATGAGCGTACCCATCACCTCACCATCGTTCTGGATGTAGAACTGGTCGATGAGATTGTTGATGTCTGCCAGTGCGTCGCTCGCGGGGTCAGTAAGATTGGCCATACCTTGAACAACGTTGTGATTTTCCCATTCGCGGTCAACATCGAAATTGGCTTCGACCATTGCGAACGTGCCGTCGTCCACGCGATTGCGGAATTGGAATTTCGCATATTGGAGTAACTGAGCGCGGAAGAACTCGGCGTTGGTGGCGATACCGTTCATCAACTCAAGATATTCTCGATACTTTTGATCCAAGACAGCGAGACTTTCAGGCGATGCACCGTAATCCTCAATGTAGCGGGATATTTCGCGAACCTCGCTATTGTAAAGGATGATACCTTCGCGGAACTCGGGGATCTCATATTCTTGAATCGTCAGTTTTCTCGACCCACGGATTGTCGCTTTACTGTCGGGGTCGCAGACATTCAAGATGACGTTCGAGTTTTTGTAACCCTTGATGGATTTGATTTTGTCCTCAACCGTGCGTTTGTACGGGAAAAGGGGCGACAAGGGTTTGGGGAAATTGGATGCGCGAACACGCGACCAAATCGAAAGAAGATTTGTTGGATTCCAATACTTGGAAATGAGCATTGCCATGATATATGCCTCCTATTAAGCGGTTTTTGCCACGATGACCATGTTCGTCGAGAACGGCGTTTCCTTGATGCTACCCGCATTCAAAACGACACCGACACGCGAACCCGCATTAACGAACACGTCGCGCGTAACGGTGAACGTGACACTGTTCGATGCACTATCGACCGCCGAGCAAATGATCGGCAAATCCGCAGCGACGACGCAAACATCCGCAGGGACGAGGGCGTGGTCGAAGGTGAAGCCCGTTTCAAGTTTGATTTCCCCAGCAATCGTTGCGCCTTTTGCCAATTTGCCGACCGTGAGAACGGTGGGAGCGGCGGGCTGAGCGAGTACGAACATCTCGGCAGGGACGCCAGACGATGGACGTTCGGACGAGAAAACGATGTTGTTGAGAGCCGTTTTGGCGGCGGTGTCCACTTTTGCGGGCAACAAGTCTTCGTCGATGTGACCATGCGTGATGAGCGAGAACGTGGTGAAACGTTCCTTTTCGGCATCTAAGATAACATCTTTCAAGACGACACCGAGAGCCGACGCGTCATTCGAGGGGTAAACAGTACCAGCTTTGAGGATCTTTTCACCATCTTCATCAACGGCGAGTGCGCTATTCGTTTCGATGGCCATCGTCATCGCGGTGTAATGAGAATCCTGCAAGAAATACGGATTACCATGAAGCACTACTTTACTTTTCATGTTCGATCTCCTACTTGAGAGAAACGTTGTCACGGCAAATCCGCGCGACAACCGCATTCAAAAAACGTTCATTTGCCGCTTTGTCATCCGCACTCGATGAAGTCGAGCTCTTAGACGGAGCGACAGTCGTCACCTTGAACAAATACGGGCGAGTGCCGTAAATGTTGGCAATCGCATCTTCAATACTCCCACCTTGCTCTAAAATCAAACGTTCCACCAACGCCATGTCATGCGGATACAATTTTCGTTCCGCGAGCCCGCTTCGTATCTTGGCGCGTTCCAACTCTGCCCGCATATCCGCCAACTCACGTTGGAGTTTTTCGTACTCCTTATCTTTCTCTGGCGCTTGGGCTGGTGTCGGCGCAGGCTCGACCGCAGGCGTCGGGGCGGACGGCTCGGCAACGGGTGCGGCCTCGGTGGCGGCTGGTGTGGTAGCAGTAGCATCGATTGTTGTGTTCGTGTCCATCAATTTGTCTCCTCTCTTTTTTTTTCAACGATTTTGCAATTTTCCTTTGACTTCTTTGCAAAATGTTTGTAAATATACACCGTAACGGGGGCGATGGGCGTCCCACCTAAGTGTACTAGGCGAATCGTACACCATCATACCAAAAATGGGCAAACTTATGGCAGACTTATTTGAGAAAAAAATCATCTTCGACTTGGAGTGTTATCCGAGCCTATTCGTCCTATCCGCGTTGTCGCTGGAGACGGGCGAGATGCAATCGTTCACATCCCCACGCGATGCGTATGAGTACGTGCGGGCGAATGGCGACGCGCTTTTCATCGGCTACAACTCCAACGCATACGACGACCATATCATCAATTTTATCCTCGGTGTCAACGGCGAATGCACGGCTGCGGACGTGCGAGAGATCTCAGACGCACTCATCAACGACGGGATTCCCGTTCGGATTAACCGCTTCCGCTCATACGACGTATACGACCCCATCGAAGCGGGTATGCGCTCCCTCAAGATGTTCTGCGGGTCATACGGTCACACGACATACGACAGCCCCTATTCATTCAAAGATGAACGAGAGTACACGCCCGCCGAGGTCGAAGAGATTGTCGGCTACTGCGAACAGGACGTTTACTACACCCGCGACGTGTTCACCAATGAATTTGGGTACTACGAGGCGGCATGCGCACGTGTGCCCGTCTTGCAAGAGTACGGGATTAGCTTCGACGACCCCCGCCGCGTAGTGTGCTACCGTAGTGCCGCGCTCGCCCGCAACATCTTTTCCGCAATGTGTACAAATGGGCGATCGTCGAAAGATGACGCCCGCACTACAATCAAATTCGCCATCGATTACACAACCCGCGAAGGCATCGGCGAGGCATACGCGTTTTATCATAGCATCGTAGAGAAGGGTGACGAATTAAGCTCCAAAGAGGAGTTCTACAACAAAGAGACGCCGACGGTACGACTACTCGACGGATTGGATGTTGCGTTGGGTTGGGGCGGCGCACACGGGGCGATCGAGGGTTACGTCAAGCCAGACGACGTTAAGATTCTGTACGCCGACGTGTCATCCATGTACCCCACACTGATGATCAAGCACGACTTCTATCCGTACACCTTTACGGCACACGCGCGCGGTCTATACGAATTTCTTTACCACTCCCGCCTCACCTACAAAAAGCAGGGTGAGAAACTGAAAAGCCAAGCCGCCAAGCGTCTCATCGCATCTTTGACGGGTATGCTCAAAGACAAGTTCGCTGTGTTCCGTTCGGAATGGTCGAACAACTCCATCACCATAAACGGGCAACTATCCGTCACAGACCTCGCTTATCAACTATCCAAACACTTCCGCATTGTTCAGGTCAACACCGATGGTGTTATGGCCGAGGTAAAGGCGGGTGAGGAAGCAACGTTTCGCCGCATCGTCGATGAGTGGTGCGTGCTATACAAGTACGAGGTGTCGTCGCACGAGGTGCAGGAGCTGGTGCAACTCAACGTCAACAACTACTACATGGTGGATGAAGAAGGCGTCACGGTCAAGGGGGCGAGCTTCTCGCTCAATCGAGATTACTTCAACGACAAAGCGGTGTGTAAAAAGGCATTACCGCTGTCCGTCGTGAGAAAGTGCGACCCGCTCGAAATCATGCAAGATATCAACGATATTCGAGATTATCTCATTCTCATCAAAACGACAGACACGTTCCCATACCTGTACGACACGTTGAGTGGGGAATGTACGGAGAGTCGTTGCATCAGATGTATCGCCGCCAAACCGAACGGGAAGTTGGCCAAGCTCGCAGGTGTGCGATTTGTCAACTACGTAAAGATGCGGTCCTCGAAAGATAAGAGTAACACGCAGAAAGTGTCGGACTTCCCAACATGCGCGGTCGAGTTGCCAGACGATCTCTCCACATACGACAGCGCACTTCTACTCCAGCTTTTAGATAAAGACTTCTATGCGCAGAAAGTGCGCACGTTAGCCCAACCGTTCCAAGAGAAAAAGGAGGATATGAGATGTCTCTTCGAATTAGATTTATCATCGGTCCAGACCTCGCCCAAGCCATCGCCGTATCCAACAGACGCACATACAACCGCGTTCGTGTTCGATCGTGTGAGAAGATAGCGGCGGCGTTAGGTGTGGATGTGGATATGGACGCGTGGGCGTCCCGTGTGAAATATGACTTATCGGTGACGCGCAATCTCGCGAAGCTACGAGGTAAAGACCAATGGGAGATTGTGCTGCCAGATGAATTGAAAGCCCCGTATGAGGCGTTGCCGAAAGAGCGAAGATATGAGATTCGCTCGTATGCATTAGACGTTGTTAAAGAGGAAATGAACGCATGAAATACCCGAGTGTAGATTGGTACCCAATCATTATATTGCTACGCTACCAGACGGCAATGAAATTGACTGCGCAAATGACGCACCAACAATTCAACGATATGAAGAACAAAGTGATCGATACCGTTTACAAGTTCTTCGGACTAGAAATTGAACCCTGGGCGCACGATTATGCTTGCTCACCGTCGGCTGTTCGTGTATATATGGGCAAGTCGACATACCGATGGCGGATCTACTTTCCTGAAACTATCGCTTTGCGGTATGCGCACTCAGATTTCGACACGCGCAAGAAACTACGCGCGGCAATCGACGATGTTATATCGGCAAAGCCAGTGTGAACGGGGACGATGGCGAATGGCTAGAGTATCAGAAGACAGATTGCAACACCAACTGCTACTATGGTGGGATATGGTATGCACCGCATACGACGCCAAGCCAAACGAGCTGATGCACATTCCTAACGGATTGATTTCACAAGCGTCAATGCGCAAGGTTAAATCCCTCGGCGTCAGACGAGGGTACCCCGATTTGTTTATGCCCATTCCAAAGGGCTCATATCACGGTTTGTTTTTGGAGTTAAAAGCGCCCGATATAGATGTCGCGCGTGGCTTAAGTCCCGATCAAAAAAAGGTCTTAAAGCAACTCCGTGACCGTGGCTATATGGTAGCTACGGCCAATTGTCTAAGCGACGCCACGCGCGTCATAATTGCCTATTTAGGAGGTAAACATGCAACTATTTGAAGACATTCGTTTGGATTACTGCTCTCTACACACGTTGCACGTGGACAAGATGTACGGCAAAGAGTGCTACAAGTTCTTAGCCCGCATTCCCGCCACGGAGCAGAACATTAAGGCGTTGAAACAAGAGGTCATCGATTCCGTCGCTTACGCCAAAGCGAACAAGTTGGCGATTGGTAAGTACAAACAAGATCCCCGCACACCGTTCTCGATTGAAAAGTACTTGTCCAAAGACGGGGAAACACTCAACGTCAACATCGACAGCAAACAACCGTTCGTTCTCTACGACCAATACGGCGACAAAATCGCCAACTTTGAGGGTAAGACGATTCACCATGCCGATATTCAGCTTTTCGCCTACGTCTGGACGATGAACACAGATTGGGGTGTGAAATTGTGCTGCAAAGCTATTCGAGCCCGAACGACGCTCGACCAACTCCAAGCCAATGAGGCAGAGGTAGGCGCGTGCGGCTTCAAGTTTGAACCGAAATTAGCACCCAAAGCCGGTGCTTGCCCGTGGGACTAATACCCCACCAAAAGCCGCTAAAAGTGGCTTAAATCGCATGTTTTCGCGACATGCGATTTTTTTTTCACTTTTCCGTTGACAACTTTACAAAATCTTTGTAAAAAGTACGCATCGAGGGACGGGAATGGCTCCCGCCTCTCTCACCAACAACGACAACAACGTAAGGAATGCAGACATGAACGACGATTGTAAAGTAGACAAAATTGTGGAAACGAGGTTGAACGCCTATGAGTACGGATTCAAGAGTGCGATGGAAGTCGTGCGGATACACCTCTTGGGCCGCCACTTTGAAGAATACGCGTCACCCGAGGAATTGAGAAAAGACCTCATCGACGAGATGGCAAAGACACTGGCTGTGACGATGGAACGATGGTGGGCGTCGGAGAAAGATTGGGCTCAGCAACTACAAGTGCTTCAAACGCAATACCAACAAAAGGTGTACGACTCAGCGGAGTATTACAGAGATCAATTCCGAAAGTTGGATGAACGCTACTTCAAGACGTTATGCAAGTTTGCGGACGGCAGAGTCGGCAACCCAAAGAAACCGACCGAGACGCATTTGGAATGACTAAAGAAAAAAACCCCGCATGGGCAATCGCGGGGCTAAGAACACGCACCATGCGTGCACGGGGGATTGTCCCAATACACGCATACGCGCTTAAATTCAAGAGGAATCGTCATGGCGAAAAAGAAAAAAGATTCGAATGAAGTGATCGGCGAGCGAGTAACAGAAATTGAACTCCAAAAGATCACAGTGGAAGACAAAGTGTCACCCAAAGTGTCACGCAAAGAGACGGACGAGAGAGGTGTAGAGATGTGGTACCCGTGCGGCGAAATCCGCACAGTGACGTACGACGCGGGTCATCTCACGACTCCGATCAGAGGTGTGCGCCACGGTTTGCCGCCTCAAATCCTACCCGCCTTTAATGGCGACGTGTTCGGCGTCGTGAGTGACAACAAGTTTGTCGCCATCCGCATGTACGCCCGCGACAAGGAGTTCGGTACGGTCGAGAACATGTTGAGCGTCATGCGGCAGCTCGGCTTCATCCCCCTCACGCCAGCCACGGTCGAACGCCATCTTGTCGGATATGAGAACGTCGGTGTGGCGACACTCACGACAAAGGGGCTCGGCGTCGTCAAAGAACCGCTCGAAGATCCATCGGCGTTCGCCGTCGTCAAAAGTGTTTACAGCGGTCGTTCTGGCGATCTCGTCTACATTTACCCGACATCCCTACTCAACATGCTCATCACGGCTATCGGCGTTAGTAAGGACGAGTACATCAAATTTCACCCAGGGGATCATGTAAAGGTCTACCTAAAGGGCGGACACACGTTGAAGATTGAGAGGGCGCAATGGAAATGATAAAGGCGGCACTCCAAGCGGGATACACTGTGGAGGTGCGAACGAGTACGACGGAGATGCCTGGCGTCGAAGTGCTGTGCCGAAGAGATGAGTCGTCCTACATTTGGGCGCACGGGGCTTGCCTCGAAGATGCGATCTCGCGCCTCACCGCATACATAAAGGGTGAGCGATAGTGCGATACATCACACTACTGGCAACCGTGGTGTTACTCTTGTTGGCGGGGCAACCCGCCTACGCAGATGGGCGGCTTGAGAGATGCGAGCCGTACAAAGCGGATGTGCAGGCAAGACTCGCTGAAAACGGTCTCCCGACATGGCTTTACTACCTCATGGTGGCTGAAAGTGGGTGTCGGGATGAGGCTGAGAGTGACAAAGGCGCACAAGGATATTGGCAGTTGATGCCTTACACAGCGCGTGTCTACGGCTGCGAAGATCCGCACAACCTAGACTGCGCCACGGAAGCCGCCATCGGATACCTAAAACACTTATCGAAACGATTTTCAGGATTTGACTTAGTTCGAGCCTATAATCGAGGCGGGACAAACCTGCAACGAAAAGGTACGACAAAAGAGGCAGAAGGTCTCGTCCATACCGTCCGCCGCTTAATTAAACTAGACATGGGCGAACTACCTAGAGAAGAGAGGTAAATCATGGAAAAACGAGCATTTTTGAAACACACCGTCATTCGCATTTGTGACATGTTGCGGGAAATCAACGGAGCACTCGATGGGGCGGCGATGGACATGGGTGATTTGAACGACTTGGCTGGAGGCGATGCCTTCGTGACAAGCGCCGACGACACCATACTCCCGAACACCAACCTCGCCACGCATCTTATCGACATCTCCAACATGATTGTCGAGACACACGACGCGTTGGTAGACATGTTCCATATTGACGTCCCGAAATAGCCATTGTGAGGCGGGGGAAACCCCGCCACATAGGAGAGACCGATGCGAAAAAGTGATTTGAACAAAGCGCGTAAGAATAAGCGAGATGACTTCTACACACAGCGATGCACCGTGGACGAGGGGTTAGCGTGGTTGCTCAACATCCCATCCTTCAAACGCGTGTATTGCCCGTGCGATACAGGTAAAAGCGCGTTTGTGAACTGGGCACTCGACCACGACTACGAAGTGCGATTTAGCGGCGAGGAAGATGGTGGTTATGAAGCCCACTGGCGCGATCGAGAGTGGGCAGATGTCGTGATAACGAACCCGCCTTTTTCTTTATTCCGCGCCTTTTACAAGTGGCTACGGGTTGACGATGGGTTGTCCTTCGTCGTGCTCTCCAATCTCAACACGCTGTGCACAAAGGGGTTGGAGCGAGATTGGATTGAAAAACGGATCCGATCGTTCGTGCCCACGTGCAAATGGTTCTCCATTCCAGCCTACTACGAGAATTATTACCCCAGCACGCACTACAAATACAACGAGTCTGGCGAGAAGATGTTTCAAGTCCCAGGGGCGAGATGGCTCACCAACCTTGTTGGCGATTGCCCGCGCCCGTTGCGACCGAAGCCGTGGCGGCCTTGCTGCGCCCCCATTCTTCTCGACGATAAAACGGTGTCATACGGCGCGAAAGACAGTGTTCCGGAGGCGTGGCGGGGCGAGATAGCTGTTACGCCGACTTGGATTGATTACTACGACCCAGACAAACACGATATTACGAAGTGGGACAACAACCCCAAAGATATGGATGGTAACTGGGTCTACAAGCGGTATCGGGTGAGATGCCAAGACTGGTGGCGTGAGAAATGCGGATGTGGAGGATAATATGGAACTGAGAGATTACCAACGACGTTGCGTCGATGTTGTGGAGCAGGCGGACCGCTCTGGCGTAGTGGTCGCCCCCACGGGATCGGGCAAAAGCCTCATCATCAAAGAGTTGGCGGATAGATGGCAGAAGGCGGGCCACAACGTCATCATCGTTGTGGCGGAACTATCGGTTAGCCGCCAATTATCCTCAGAGAAATATGGGTTGCGCTGTGTACACCCCTCCGCACTAGCCGATATTGCCGAACGCCACGATGCGCCCGCCACACGTCTCATCGTAGACGAAGTGCATCACTACGTCCCCACCGCCAACGGCGGCGGCGTTTGGGGTGATTGGGTGTGGAAAAATTGGGCGTGGAGTCGAGTTGTCGGTTTCACGGCGACGCCCGCCCACCCCTTTTTGAAGAAACGCATCATCGTGCAAATTCCGTACTACTACTTGCGCGAGGGACAATGGCTAGCCCCGCCCGTGAGTGCGGTTATTTGCGCCGATGGTGCGCCCGCCCTACCGACAGCAGCACACGCCGTCACCTACATAGCCAAAAAGGAGGATTGGGAGCCCTGGATGGGTCGTCTCATCACTGCCGAGACGCCCGCCGAGGAAAGACACTTCAAGGATACGGACGCAGGCAGGCTGTCTTGCATTCAGACACTCACCACAGGATGGGACGATCCCGATATTGACACGGTGGTGTTGGCGAGACGGGTGGGTGAAGCACACACCTACATGCAGATAATCGGGCGGCTCCGTCGCGGTGGGACAATATACGACATGTCGGATAATGTCGTCCGATTTGGTCTGGATGAGGATATCATACTCGCAACCCACGAGAAGCGTGATAAAGAGGGCGCCGCGTCTGTGGAGGGCGTCGCGGTGCTCACAACGTGCCTCCAGTGCGACCGACTCGTGTCGCCTCGTCTGAAACAGTGCCCGTATTGCGGTGAAGCCTTGCCACCGCCTGCGGGTAAGACGTGGGTGAAGTTGGATGATGCCGGATGGAAAGTGTGGCTAAATGCATTCGCGCCCGCCCGTCTGGAGAGACTGTGCGACGGGCGCCGACCTTGCCCCTACACGCCGAGTGGCGCCTACCCCATCCAACTCCCCATCAAAGAGCAGATTTACTTCTCGCCGAAGACCTACCACCATTGGAAAAAAGTGTCGGATCTTTTGTACGATTTACGACACAGAGGAGCGTTAATGTGCTATATACCGCACTCATGGCACATACTCGTGCAACAGAAGTATAGCCAAACCGACGCTGTTCCCCCGTTTTACATCACGTCGATTGAATACGGCTCGCCGCTTGTGTGGCAACGCTTTAGCAATTAACAAAGGAAAAGACGACCATGACCATGAAGAACGAAACATTTCCAACGCAAAGAAAGACACACGGTGTGCATGTGTGTGTGCTTGGCGGCATCGGCGCTGGCAAGAGCACGCTGGCGAATGCCATCGGCGAGGTGTGGGACGATTGTGAGGTGTTGCGCGAGCCCGCCTCCGTCACCAATCCCTACTTGGCAGACTACTACACCAATCCCGAACAAAACGCCTTCGCAATGCAAATCTTTCTTCTCAACAAGCGTTTTGAGCAGCAGTTGATTGCTCAAGATCGCGCGATAGCGGGGCGCAACGTGGTGCAAGACAGCTCGATTTTCTCGGATTCGTGCTTTGTCTCAAAGCTGGTGAAAGATGGGACGATGCGGCAGGTCGATGCGAACACGTACTTCGACCTATTCACCAACATGACGCGCTTCGCGCTTTACCCTACAGCAGTCGTATACCTCGACACTCCGATAGATGTGCAAATTAAGCGCATTGTCAAGCGGATGGAAGAAAAAGAGGGTCGAAAATGCGAGTGTGCCATCACAGCCGACTACCTCACGGCGCTACAACTGGAATACGAACGCCTACTCACTGGGTTGGGACAATACACCCGCCTCATCCGTCTGCCGTGGGGAGAGCCGAAGAGCATGGTGGAGATTAAGGCTACCGCCTGTGCCCTTTACGACTACATTCAGGCGGGACGCATGTACAGCCCGATCGATTGCTTCTTGGGAGTATAGCGGAGGTCCGCATGTTGGAGTTCAAAGTGATAGAGGGGATGTTCTGCTCGGGCAAGTCGTCTATGCTCACGGATGTGGCGCAAGTACTCGACTTGCGCGAAGTGGACGTGCTCCGCGAGCCGACCACGCCATTTTGCCCCACGGCTACCCACTCCGAGACACAACGCGCGTTGTTCGACACGTATGTAGCGGCGTGGACGCGTGAGGCGGATATGTACGAGGCGGCGGGAGGTGCCGCCGTCTTGGGAGACAAAACGATTTGGACGGACTTCAGCCCGCTCGGATGCGTTCCATTCACACGCGCCCTCGCCGCTGTGGAGGAGGATGCGGTCGAGAGAGGGCGGCTGGAAGAGTTGGCAGATGGCATGGTCGCCGTGCTCAACCGCATTTGTCGGCGATGGAGAGTGACGTTGCACCGTTACCTACCGAGCCCCACGGTCGCCGAAGTGTTGCGACGACTGCGACGACGGGATAGGAAGGGAGATGAGGCCATCTACGACCAGCCACCAGAAGACTTGTGGTGGATGGCTCTGGTCGGTGCCCAATACAATTTCTTTTTCGACACATTGGTGGATGTCACCTCACAAGGTAGAGTGCGTTCGGTGCGGTGACAGGCGGAACAACTAGGAGACAACTTATGCGAATTTTAAAAATCACTGAATATGCCATCGAGTTCGACAATGGCAAGGCCATTGAATTTGATCACGATCAGGATTGTTGCGAGAACAATTATGCTGATTTTAAGCAGCTTGACTCTTTAGCTAGTGAAGTTGATTTCAGTGAACCCCTTGTGTTTGAATCATGCGAATATGGTTTCAGATTCGGCAACCCGCCAATAAAAATGTTCTTCGTCCCATGTTACTCTGAACAGAATGGTTATTATTCTAACGAACTGGATATCTTGTATGGTGACAAAGAAGTAATTCATGGTATCAAATGTCCTTGACCTTATTAACTGCAGAATGACGATTGATTAAAAAGGAGAAGACGAATGATAGAGAACTACGGACTACCATGCGTAGAGTTTGGACTAATCGGCGATGTTTTGGACGAGTTGCGCCGAGGCGATGCCGTCAGATGGGGCGAGTCTGTGCGCGAGACGATCGCCGAGAAGTGGAAAAGATGAACGAGAAAGTGGAGAAGCTGGTGCGTGCCTACATGTAGGCGCGCCCCGCGACGAAAGAGAGGAGAAAAAAAGATATGCTTACCCCAGAACAAGAGAAGAAAGTGGAAGTCGCCCACGAGAGATTCAGATGGGCGGCGAAAGAGGCAGAACGCCTGTTCGACATGCCGATCGTCGTGCGATATAGCGGCGGGAAAGACAGCGATGCTATCCTACAACTTGCGAAGGAAAGCGGTGTCCCCTTTAGAGTTACCCACAATCTCACCACGGCTGATCCGCCTGACAACGTGTACTACATCCGACGCGTGTTCGCGCGCCTACGGGAGGAGGGGATCGACTGCCGCATCAACGTCCCGAAACGTAGCCTGTGGCGAATTATGCGGGAAACGCTGGTCGTCCCGTCGAGGCTGATGCGAGTGTGCTGCAGTGAGTTGAAAGAGAGAAGGATGCCAGATGCGCCCTACATTGTGACGGGCGTAAGATGGGCGGAAAGCGCGGGCAGACGGGCGAAGAGCGGTATTGCAATGGTGTACACCGCGTCAGCCCCACCCCCCAGCTCACCTCGCTACACGGCGGGGGAGCAAGCGGCCGCTGCGGCGGGGTTGCTCACCACGGATGACGCCTCCTCGCGTCGCCTCTTCGAGCAGTGCGCCATGCGCGGGGTAAGGGTGCTTAACCCCATTATCGATTGGTCGGACGACGATGTGCGATCCTACTTGCGTAGCCGGGGTATTGAGGGCAACCCCCTCTACAAAGAAGGATGGACGAGGATCGGGTGTGTGGGTTGCCCGCTCGCGGGGCGGCGTGCGCGTGAGATTGCGTTCGCCCGTTACCCAAAGCTCTACAAGGCGTGGGCGGATGCCATCGCGTACATCATCGCAAGGCGAAAGGAGATGGGCGACCCACTGTACTTGCTGGGCCGCCCCGTCGAGAGCATGGCCGATGTGTTAGACGCGTGGTCGGGAAAACCCTTAAGGGAGGATGGATGAACACATGAGGGATGGTCGCCAGCCTACCCCCTACCTACATGTAGGTGTAGTGGGCGGAGGCGCGAAAAGTATGACATTATAACAATTTTTTATGACATTATTATGACATTATAACAATTTTTTATGACATTATAACAATTTTTTATGACATTATAACTTTCTACCCAACACCACCCGCCCCCCACCGAGAAAGGGTGGAGGGCAAAAAAAAAGCGCAGTGGAGGGCAAAAAAAAGCGCAGTGGGAGGATCTAATGCCGCTCGCCAGCCGAGAAAGGGTGGAGGGCAAAAAAAACAAATTTTTTGTAAAAAAGCGCAGTGGAGGGCAAAAAAAAGCGCAGTGGGAGGATCTAATACCGCTCGCCAGCCGAGAAAGGGTGGAGGGCAAAAAAACAAACTTTTTGTAAAAAAAGCGCAGTGGAGGGCAAAAAAATTGAGAGAACGAGGATCTAATACCGCTCGCCAGCCGAGAAAGGGTGGAGGGGGGTCTCACGATTGGTCGTGATTGGTCGGTTTCGGCGAGCCGAGTGGTCGCGCTTCTGTCCTCCGGCGGGCCGACACCCCGCCGACACCATAAAACCCGATTCCTAGAGGGAATCGGGCCGCGTTCTATCGCAAGGCGTCGCGCGCTCTAGCCTTCGGCTAGCTCCTCACGTAAATACATATGCAAGCGCTCGAAACGTTCTACAAGGTCGCGCGCGTCGATGGTGCATCGTGACGACATCGTCTGACCCTCGGCATATTGCGCGCTATATTTGACAAAACACGCGCATTCATGGGCAACCAAGAACGCCATTTTGAAAAGCGATTGGAAACGGCGATCCCATTTGTCGGGCTCGATGTCGGCGTCGTCTATCGTTCTCGATGCTATACCGATTAAGCACAACCCGATCAAGGTTTGCGCATATGATGCGTTATGTCGTTCATCGTCGAATGTGTATTCACGTTCAATGATTTCATCAATCGAGCGCTCGCGCGTTGAAGCCAGGGCGCGATGCACGCAAGCCTCGAGATCGTAATAATCGCAAGTTGTCGCGCTCTCGAAAGTTTCCCAATCGGTGATCGTCTCAAGGTATGCAAGCCGGCGGCCGAATTGTTCAAGCAGCTCAAGGTTGGTCAGATAGAAAAGACTATCGGTAAGGCGTCGGGCGATCTCGGCTTCTTTTTCGATTTCGAGCGCGTGCAAGTGCTCTTTGCTTGTGAGACGGGCGATAATAGGGGCGATCGTTGTGTTCTGTGTCATGGTGTTTTTTCCTTTTCGTTTTGGGTGTTGGCGGGGCATTCCCTACGAATGCCCCAAATATTGAATATAACGCGATTTAAGGCGCATATACGCGAGAGCGAAAGAGAATATCAGTCGAAAGCGATTTCGCCTTTATTGGCCGTTTTAGCGCGTTTCCTCACCGAATCAGGCTTAATAGGTCGTTTAGCTCGCTGTTCAGTGTCGCAAGGTGATTCAATTGATTCAGATAGTATTGTCGCTCCGCGGCTCGCGCTCGGCGCGCTCGACTCGCTTCTGCTCGGCGTTGTATCGTCGCGAGGCGTCGCGCCGGGGTCACCCGCGTCGCTGTCGTTGCCGAGGTGCTTGGCTCGCTCTTTGTCCATCGCTCGCTTTCTGTCTTCATTGGTGACGCCGTCAAAAGCGGCGCAAATATGATCGGCGTCATTGCCTGTTGCTTGCAATTCTCGCAATTTGGCAATATCCTCGAGCGCATCGGCGTCGCGCTGTAGGTTGCCGTCTTGATCGAGAAGTCGTAGTGCGACGGCGCAATCGGTCGGCATGAAGCCGCGTGTCCATAGTATTTCGAATAATTCCGCGTTGGTATGCGGTAAGCACGCGCCCTTGTCTGTGCCGTCGGCTTGTCTGACAAGTATGCGTACGGCCGCGGCTCGGTTTTGTCTGTTTTTGTCGTATATACCGCTCGCGTTATCGATTGCGTATCGTAATGCGCTCGCATCGAATTTACCGCCATTTGCCGCGCTCTCGATTGCGTCGAGGTGATTGCGGTTGGCGATCGGAATTTGCGTCGCCATATCGGGGGCAAGTTGCAAGGCGGCGCAGAAATTAACGACGGTGTAAAACTCATACCATGCGACGGGCAAGGCGATTGGCTTGCCGGCCTCGCGTTTTCCGCTTGCGTCAATTGTAATATATGATTCAAGTTGCAGTACGTAGTTGCAGAAGTCACCGCTTGTTTTGAACTTCGGGCAAGCAGGGCGCGGTAATTCCTCGCGTTTGACTTTCGGCGAATTGCCGTAAATGTTCTGCGGTGTTGTCGTTGCGATAACTTGCCAAGGTTTAATGAATGCCATTGTTTTAACTCCTCATTAGAAAGGGTTTGCGAATAAAGGCGCGCCTTTAACGCGCCGATGAAAGCAAGGGCGACGGTTGTAGCGATTGCTACTAGCATCGCGATTGTAAAAGCCGTCGTTAAAAAAGGGGAAAATGTATTCAATGCGTACATGTGATTGTCTCCATTCGTTTTGAATTGTTGGGGGTCGTTGGGTCGGCTCGGCTGTTCTCTTTCTGCTCTTCTGTTGTCAATCGTAACGAATGGGGCAAACCTCATCGCGTTATGCGTGCACTATAAGCGCAAAAGAAACAGGTGTCAAGTTTTTTTTTAAATTTTTTTTTTCGTCGGGTGTGGGGCGGCGGGATAGGGATGGGGCGGGCTGGATGGATGTGGGATAGGGATGGGGCTTGGGGCAGAGCGGGACAGCGATGTGCCGGTGCTGGAACCGGTGCTCAGCT